CGTGGGGCTTCGTGGTCAAGAGCGAGATCGTGTGGCGCAAGCTGACGGCCACGGGCAAGGCGCACTTTGGAATGGGCAGGTACGTGCGCGCTGCGCACGAGACGTGCCTTCTTGCCACGCGCGGCAAGGTGAAGGTCGCTGACCGCGCCGTGCGCTCGGTGTTCGACGCGCCGGTGCCAACGCTGAACGGCAAGCGGGTGCACTCGCGCAAGCCCGATGCGATCTACGACATTGCCGAGCGCCTCGTGCCGGGTGGGCCGTTCGTTGAGTTGTTCGCACGACGCCGGCGCGACGGCTGGCAGTGCTTCGGCAACGAGCTTTCGGAGGCAGCAGAATGACAACGCCCACTACGACCGCACCCGCGTTCACCCCGGTGCTTGGTCCCGCCTACGAGTATCGCGCCGCGCTACGCCGCGTGGTGGACGGCGACACGATCGACTTCGACGTAGACCTCGGCTTCGAGGTGCACTCTTTCAGTCGCGTGCGGCTGCTCGGCCTGAACACGCCCGAGATCTTCGGCCCGAGCAAACCCGCGGGGCTGGTGTCCATGGCGTTCGTGCAGCAGTGGCTCGACAACCGCGCGGGCCAGGTGCTGGTGCGCAGCTACAAAGCCAAGCAAAAAGAGAAATACGGCCGCTGGCTCGTCGAGGTGTGGTCGCCTGACGGGGTCGGCGGCAGCCTCAACGCTGAGCTGCTCGCGCGCGGGCTTGCTGTGCCGATGGGGTATCCATGAGCATTACGATCGAGGACGAGGGCAAGCTCTCGTGGTTCTTCGGCCAAGGCCAATGCGCGTTCGAGCGTAGCACGATGGGCCCGATGCTCGCGCGCGCGGAGCAGTACGGCTGCCGCCACGCCGGCTACGACGCTTACGACGTGACGGTCTGGGAGCGCATCCGCCGCGATCCTGCGCCGTGGGGCCGCGTGCACGACGGCGCGATCGAGTACTCAGGCCGGCAGCTCACGGCGCGGCCGACGGCGGAGCTGCGCCAGGGCAGCGGCTACACGCCCGAGCTCAAAGACATGGAGCGCCATGCCGAGGTCAATGGCGTGCTGCGCGTGGTGGCGCGGCGTTGCCCGATGGCGTGGTACGCGCTGCAGGCGTACTACGGCGATCTTGCGGCCGACTGGCAACGCACGCTGCCCAAGCCTGGCAAGATCGGCGCGCTGTACCATCTCACCGAGGCGGGCCGGCGCTTGTTGCAGGACAGCGCGGCCGAGGCGCTCAAGCGCGGGCAGCCGATCGCGAGCTCGCCTGCGCGACGGCTTCAGAACGAATGCGCGACGCCGAAAAAGAGCGAGCGGACGCGCGTGCGGCTCATGCAATGCGAGCGGCAGGCGCTCTTGCTGCGCGCGGAGGCGTTCGCGGCGTGGTGTGAGGCGCGGGTGGAGTGCAGGACGGGGAGGGCTGCCTAGAAACGCCAAAGCCCCCGACGCGTGAGCACCGGAGGCTTCGTCCCGCCATGAGGAGAGCGGCAGGACGGAGTCTATATGGTAGGTGTACGACTGGGCAACACCGCCGAGCTCTGGAGAGATCCGGAGCTCGGCGTCAGCTTTGACCCCGACCCCGACCCCGAGGAAGACTCGCCGGTCGACGCCCAAGCGTTGCGCTCGGCGAAGCTGATCTCGGCGGCGATGATCGCCAAGGTGCTCGACGCGCCCTGCACCAAGTGTGCGCGAGCGGAGCAGGATGGCACACCACGCAAGGGCTGCCGGGTGCTTGGCTGCGATCGGTGGAGCACGCGGCGGGCGCGCCGGTGGATGCGTCGTAGCCAGTGCTCGCAGCACCCTGGCGCCCCAGCGTGCCCCGCGCGGACCGGGGGCGGGTGTTCGTGTACGGTGGGGTTCAGGCTCGCCGCGGGGGGCGCGTGGTGCACGACGCTGGCCCGCTTGCGCGACAAGTTCCCCGACCTACTCGACCTCGTGCTGGTCGCGCAGGCCGACGAAGATTAGGTTGCGGCATGCTCCACTACGCCTACCAGCACTACCGCGACGGCTCCAAGAAAGCCCGCTTGGCGCGCCGCAAGAGCACGTTGCGCTGGCGGCTTGGCAAGTGCCGACGGGGTGAGCGCGAGAGCTGCTACGTGTGTCGCTCAGGCGCACATGCCCGCAAGCGCCAGATGCCGGTCGAGCCGTAACCCAGGTGGCCACAAAGAGCCAGCTACGACCCGCAGTGGCCACCGCCCCCCGTCCTGGGCGCCTATTGGTAGGGGCCAGGCGATGGCTAGCCGTCGCTGGCAGACACCGGCAAGGCGCGCGGTGCCCAGCCGGCCCCCGCGTTTCACCCCGTCCTGCGCTTTTTGGCCACAGGCGCCGGCTTCTCGCGATCGTGCTCCGAACGCTGGCCCATGCCGTGCGCGATCAGCGTCAGCAGTTTGGTGTTGATCGATACGTCGTCGGCGGCAGCGAGCCGCGCGACCTGTTCGTGCATGGACTTCGGCAGGCGCAGCCCGAGCTTGCCCGAGTAGTCGATCGAGGCGTCCGGTGGCGGGATTGGGTCGTTGTCCTCGCGCATGACGTCGAGAATGGCACCGGCGGCAATGCGCGCTTCCTTGGCCGCACGCTCGGGACTATCGCCGTGCGCGGAGCAGCCCGGCAGCGCCGGCACGCGCGACACGAACACCTGATCTTCGTCGCTCCATTCGGTGACGATTCGGTACTTGAACGGTTCCATCAGACCACCTCCAACTTGTGGGTTTCGATCAGGGCGACGACCTGCTTGACCTGGTACCCCTTGGCCATGGAGCCCCGGGGCTGAATGTTGATGATCGGCAGGCCCGCGCGCTTGTAGACGCGGTGCGAGCCGGGCTGGCGTCGTAACTCGAACCCAGCAGCCTCGACCAGACGCACCAGGTCACGGAACCGAATCCCGTCGGGGTTCGACTTCGCCTGCGCCAGGATGTCCGCGACCTTGCTGCCCATAAGAATATGATACCGCGGGTAGTACTACTGCGCAAGCGGGCGTGAGGCGATTTCCCATGGCCCCGAAGTCCAAGCCCGCACTCGGCGGCCTGACCGCCCGCATGCAAGCGTTCGTGCGCGCGTTCGTGGTCTGCCGCAACGGCGCCGAGGCTGCGCGCAAGGCGGGCTACAGCCCCGACGTCGCCAAGCAGGCCGCGTACCGGCTGCTGCAGCGCGCCGACGTGCAAGCAGTCGTTCGCGAGCACGAAGAAGGCGACGAGCGCATGGTCGGCAGCCGCCGGCACTACGTGCTCAACCGCCTCAAGGATCTGGTCGAGCGCTCGATGCAGGCCGACCCCGTGCGCGGCGCCAAGGGCAAGAAGCTCGGGCTGTACAAGCAGGACGGCCCCACCGCGGCGCGCGCGCTCGAGCTCCTGGGCAAGCAAGAAGGGCTGTTCCGTGAGCAGCTCGACGTGCGCGTGCAGGCCGGCGTCGAGGAGCTGCTCACAGGCATTCGCCCGCTGATGACGCCGCAGTCCTATGCTGAGCTCCTCACTGCCCTCGCCGAAGTCACTGGTGTCACCAGGATGGCTCCGGAGGCAGATGCGGGAAGTGGGACTGACGCAGTCCACTGACACGACGTTCGAGAGCTTCGAGCAGTTCTGCAGTCTGATCGAGATCCGGCTCAAGTCGGGCGGCCGCAAGTTCTTCCGCGCCGAGGATTGGTTCGCCGAGCAAAAGCGCTTCAACGCCGAGCGCACTGGCCGCGATCTCGTGCTCAAAGCCCGGCAGATGGGCTTTTCCACGATCGAGCTCGCGCGCGACTTGTACTTCGCGATCACTCGGCCGGGCGTCAACGTGCTGGTGATCGCGCACGACGGCGACCTCGCCGAGCAGTTGTTTCTGACGCTGCGGATATTTGCCGAGTGCCTCAAGAAGCTCGGCAAGCTGCCCAAGACGCTGTACTCCAACAAGCGCGAGATCGTGTTCGCCCAGTCGGGCAGCGCGGTGCGCATCGTAGAGGCCGGCGCCACGATCACGGCGGCCGAGAAAAAAGGCCGCTCGGGAACGGTGCACCGGCTGCACGCCACCGAGCTCGCGTTCTGGGGCGCGCCGTCCGAGACCATGGGCGCGGTGCTGCAGTCGGTCCCCGCCGACGGGGAGATCGTCGAAGAGTCCACGGCCAACGGCGTTGGCGGGCTGTTCTATCAAGAGGTTCTGGCCGCGCGCGAATGCCGTGGCGGGATGAAGCTGCACTTCTTCCCCTGGTACGAGCACGCTGAATATCGTACCAGCCCACTGCCGGCGGGCTTCGAGCCCGCGGTACGCAAGGGCCACGACGGCAAGCCCGACCCGTGGGAGACCAAGCTTCGCGCGCTGGGCTGCGACGACGCGCAGATCGCATGGTGGCGAACGAAGGTCGACGACCCCAAAGTCGGGATCGAGCGCGCGCTGCAAGAGTTTCCGATCGACGTCGAGACGTGTTTTCGTGCTTCGGGGGCCGCGTGGTTCGAACCGGCGGTGCTCGACAGGATCGCCGAACTGGTGCGCGAGCCCGTGCGTATGGCGCCGCTGCTCTACCGCGGCCAGCACTTCGAGTCCGCGCGCATTTACCAGAACCCGCTGCCGGGGCGCGCATACGTCGTGTTTGGCGACGTCAGTGAGGGCGTGGCGAGCGACGGCAGTTCGGCGCACGTGCTCGACAAGGTGACGGGCCAAACCGTCGCGACCTGGTGGTCGGACACCACGGAGCCGGGCGACTTCGGCACCGTGCTTGCGGTGCTCGGCTGGCTTTACAACGAAGCTCTCGTTGCGCCCGAGCGCAACAACCACGGCCACGCCACGCTCGAGCGGCTGGTGGCCACGCTGCGCTACCGCAACGTGTTCCGGCATGACGATGGTCGGCCCGGGTGGAACACCACCACGGCAACGCGCCCGGTGATGTGGGACGAGCTCGCGCACGCGATCCGCGAAGGCGCGGCATGGACGCCCGACGCGGCGACGCTTGCTGAATGTCGCAGCATCATCCGCGACGAGGACGGCAAACCGCGCGCACGCGGCAAGCGCTCAGGCGGCAAGGACAGTAGCCGCGACGACCGGTTCGTGAGCTGGGCGGGCGCCTGGCAGCTGCGCTCGATGGCAGTGGCAAAGGTGGGCGGCTTCCACAGCGCGGGACTCTGATGGCTCAAGACGACCTCATCACCCGCTTGCGGCAAACCCGCAACGACTATGCCGAGGAACTGGTGTGGCACCGGTTTCTGCTCGACGCGTATACGGGCACTGGCGGCTTCGGCGGCAAGGTGCGCGAACCCGTCGTGGGGTATCTCGGCTGGGCCGCGGAGGCCTACAGCAACGCGGCCGTCGCGCTCGTGAGCCCGTCGGCTGAGGTCGTGACCTACCTCGACCGGTATCCGCGCGAGGACGATCGCAAGTTCGCTCGGCGCAGGGACGTGGCGCACTACCTCAACTATGTCGAGGCCATCGCTGACGTGCTGATCAGCTACGTGCTCAAGCGCGAGATGATCCGCGACGGAGCGCCGCCGACGTTGACTGAATGGCAAAAAGACGTCGACGGCCAGGGCACGCACTGGGACGACCTACTCAACGACGTTGTCAAACCGCGGGCGGCCCTGCTTGGGTGGATGCCGCTACTGTTCGACCAGCCGCCCACGCTCGACGGCCAGACGCGCGCGCAGACCGACAACAGCGGCGTGCAGGTGCACGCGGTTCCGCTGTTTCCAGCGAACCTGCTCGAGTGGGAGCTCGACGACAGGTCGCAGTTCGCTTGGGCCAAGACCAGGATCGACTACGTGCACCGGCCCGATCCGCTCGGACCGTGCCTGCGCGAAGAAAAGTATTCGATCTGGTGGCCTGACCACGTCGAGATCTACACCGTCACCAAGGCCGAGGGCGCGCAGCAAGAGCGCGTGTCTGGCCCCGAAACACGCCCGCACCCGTTTGGTGCAGTGCCGATCGCCATCTGGCGACACAAGCCGTGCCCCGAGGACACCGTGCGCGGCGTTGGCATGATCAACCCCGTCGCGATCGAGTGCCGGCGGTTGTTCAACTTGGGCAGCGAGCTCGACGAGCACCTGCGCCAGCAAGTGTTCGCGCTGTTGCAGGTGCCGTACTCGGGCACCACGCCGCCCGACGAACTCATCGCCGGCACCGACAACTGCGTTGGGTTGCCCTCGGACAGCAAGAACGAGTTCAAGTGGCTCGCCCCGCCCGAGTCCGTGGCGGCGACCTACGAAACGCGCATCGCCAACACGGTGCAGGAGATCTACCGGCTCGCTCGCATTGAGTACGAGCGCGGCCACACGCTCGAGGCTGCTTCAGGCGTCGCGCGGGCTTACGAGTTCGAGAAGACCAACAGGCGCCTGGGCGACTTCGCCAAGCAGCTCGCGCGCGCCGAAAAGCGCAGCTACGCGATCGTCGGGCCCGCGCTCGGCGTGAGCGCCGACTCGATCCAGCAAGCCACGGTGACGGCCCCGACTGACTTCCGCGTCGAGGACTTGGCGACCGACATCAAGAACGCGCTCGACGCGATCAGCATCGCCCTGCCGCCCACCGCCGAGATGTGGATCAAGAAGCGGGTCATTGAGAAAATGCTCCCGAACCTGCCGACCGATCAGATGGTTGAAATCCTCGACGAGCTCGAGGACAAACGCGACGAGGCGCTCAACGCGAGCGCGGAGTTACAAGAAGATGCCAGTGCCACGGACGACGGCACGGGCGACCTTGACCCGAGCGCCGCTGGCGACAACGCTACCGACGAGGAGACCTCCGCGCCCGCTGCAGCCTGAGCGCGTGCTCATCAGTCGCCAAGCCCATGGCCAAGCCCTATCGCCAAGCCCAGGACCTCACCCGCGGCGTGTACCTCACCGCGCGCCAGCAAGTGCTGCGCTCGATCGGCAATACGGTCGAGCAGCTCGACGCGCTGTATGCGGGCGACGCGGAACGTCTGAAGCGGGAGCTCACCAAGCTCTTGCGGCTCAGCGGCTTCCCGCAGCGTCGGGCCGCGCAGATCATCGACAGCGTGCTTGCGGGCTCGCGGGCCCAGCGCGTCGAGATCGTGCGCAAGGCGGTTGAGAATGCCGCGCGCGTCGGGCGCAAGCTCGACAAGGCCACTTTCGATACCGTGTTCGGAAAGGACAAGGACGCGGCCCTCCCTTTAGGAAAAGGGCGATCCGGTTCGCGACCGATCGGGACGCCCTTGCGATTGCGAGCGAACGAATCCGGGGAAGGATCCTCGTCCACCGACTGAGCCTGTCCGAGCGCTTCCACGGCGCCGACAAAGGCACTGTGGATCTCATGCGCCGGCAGCTGGTGAGCTCGGTGCGCGCGGGCGAGACGGTGACCCGCGTCGCCGAACGCCTGCTCGACATCGACAAGCCCATTGTGCGACTGCCCGCGCACGTCCAAGAACTGCGCGACGCGGCGCAAATGGCGCTGCACCGCGGCGACCGCAACATCTACCTCGACGCGGTGGCCAAGTGGCGCTCGCGCGTCGAGGAGCTTGGACAAGGCCCGGACACCAAAGCCGGCGCGCACACCGTTCGCAGCGCCACGCAGCAGCTGGTCACCGACCTCGGCACCGCCAAAGCCGATCAGCTCGATCACGTCGTCGACCGCTGGGTCGTCGAGCGCGCGCGGCACCAGGCCCGCGTGATCGCCCGCACCGAAACGGTGGAGGCGTTCAGGGACACGTACAAAGAGACCACGGCCAAGCAGCCGTACGTCGTTGGGTACCGCTGGCAGCTCAGCGGCAGCCACCCGCGCCCGGACGAGTGCGACGTGTTCGCCGGCCAGGACGTCGACGGGCTTGGGCCTGGCGGCTACCTGCCCGGCAACATTCCGAGCAGCCCGCACCCGCACGACCTGTGCGCGCAGGTTGCGATCGTCGATTCCCAGTACTTCAAGCGCCAACTCGCCAAGCAGAGCGGCACTGAAGAGCCGCCCAAGCCCTGGGAGAGCGGGCAGACCGTTAGCGCCAAGGACTGGCTGCAGAGCAAGCCCGAGGCGTTTCAAAAGAAGCTGCTCGGGCCAACGCTGCACAAGGCGTTTGTCGCGGGCCGCGACGTGCTCGACGCAAGCGGGAAGCCGCTGCCGGTGCATGCGGTGACAGGCCGGCCACGACCAGCGCGCGAGCTTGGCCCGGCAGTCGACGCGGCGCCTGCGATTGCAGCCGACCGCCGCGGACAGCGTAGGCCGTTCCCGAGGGTGCGACCGATTGCGGGCGGCGGCAAAGCCAAGCCCGGCACCTGAGCCACCGCCCCATCTTTCTTCCGCCGCGCGCTGCCAAGGCGACAGCGCGCGCGCTGTGCGGGCGTGACCCGCTGGAGACCAAGCGATGACATACACCCGCAAAACGCCCGATCTGCGCGAGCTGCGCGACGCGGCGGCCATCACCACCGTCAACGAGATCATCGGCGCGCTCGCAGCCGGCGGCCACCTCGTGCACTACAAATACGACAGCACTCAACTCATCACCACCGCGGACGCGAGTAGTCTCGGGACCAGCAAGACGCTCGCCAAGGCGCTGGCGCTGGCGATCCCAGTCCACGGCGCCGACGCCGAGGTGCACAGCGTCGCGGACGTCATCGCGCAGGCCGCGGCCTGGGCCTCGGCGCCGGCGGAGCCTGCGAATCTCACTGAGGTACAGAACACGCTCAACGAGATCAAGGGCGACATCAATACGCACGTCGCCAACGCGACGCCGCACAGAAGCAAGTGGGGCACCGTCGGCGTGGACGGGGTGATCACCGCCAAGGCGATCACCACGGCCGACGCCAGTGACCAGAGCACGGCGAACGCCTTGGCCAACGCGATCAAGGCCTTCTACAACGCGCACCTGAAGTCCGCAGCGAGCGAGATCGAACTCACCGCAAGCTGACCTGTTGGGCCCCCGCCGAACCGGCGCGACGAGGGCGATCATGTAGCCGGTACGACCGCGCGCGAGCACCGGCATCGTGCGCACGGGTCTGAACATCGCCGGAGTGCGTCACCGGGGCCGCTGAATCCCGGAGCGAGGAACCATGCGACCAGTTTGGATGGCAGGGGCAGGGGCGCTACGCGCGCCCGAAGGTGATGGCGGGGACGGCGGCGGTACGGGCACCGGTACAGGCGGCCCGCCCAAGACGTTCACCCAAGAGGAGCTCAGCGCGATTGTGTCGCGCGAGACCAAGAAGGTCGCGGGCAAGTACGCCGACTACGACGCGATCAAAAGCAAGGCCGCTCAAGTCGACGAGCTCACCGGCCGCATGGCCGCGCTCGAAGAGGAGAAAGCCAACGCGGGCAAGTCGGCCGAAGAAAAAGAGCGGGCGCGTGCCTCCAAGGAAGCCGCGACGCTGCAAGCCAGCCTCGCTGCGATCCAGAAAGAGCGCGACGAGGCCAAAGCAGCGCTGGACTCCGAGCGCGGCAACCACCGCATGACGCGTGCGCGCCAGCGCATGGTCTCGGCGCTGACCGGCTCTGAAGTGCACGGGCCCGCGCTCGCCGACGCGCTCGACACCTTGGTGCGCGAGTCTGAGATGGAGTTCGGCGACGACGGCGAGCTCCAGAGCGTCACCCTCAACCACGACGGGACGCGCTATCCAGCCAATGACCTGAAGAAAGCCGCCGAGGCGTTCCTCAAGAGCAAGCCCTGGTTCGCCAAGGGCGCAACCGGCGGCGGTGGCCATGGCCGTCCGGGCACGGGCTACGGCGGCAACGGCACAGGGCAGGGCGGTCGCGCGCTTCACGAGATGAGCGTGCAGGAGCTCCAGCAGCTCGACGCGCAGCGTGCGGGCAACCGGCCCTAACAGTTCGACCGCGTCACGTGGAGCGGTCTGTTTCACGGGAGAGATTTGAGCAATGACACTGACCATCTACGACGCGATGAAAATGTCGCAGAACCCGTTCTCGGTCCTGCTGCTCAAGCAGATCGCGACGAGTGACGACCTATTCTCCATCCTGCCGTTCGTGCCCAAGGCCGGCGAAGGATTCACCTATCGCCGCGAGAAGACGCTCGGCAACTTCGGCTTCATCGGCGCGGGCGCGACCACCATCTCGCAGAGCACCAGCACGAGCGAAGTCGTGACCATCCACAAGCGCGAAGCCGTCGAGGATTTCTATATCCAGAACTTCGCGCAAGACAACCTCAGTGGCCTCGTTTCGCCGATGGACGAGGAGACCAGCAAGAAGTTCAAGGCGGCCGGTCGCAAGCTCGCCGACAAGGTCATCAACGGCGGCTACGTCACCGGCATCACCATGTCGGACGCCTTCCAAGGTGGCGCGTTGATCGACGCGCTGGTGTCCGCGAGCACCTTCATCGACAGCGATCGCGATGGCCCGGGCAGCATCAAGTACGTGCATTCGGGCACGCTCTTGTCGTTCCGTGCGCCAGGCGATCGCGACTACGGCACAGCGGTCAACATCGGGGGCGGCGACGGCGACTTCACGTTGACTTCCTACAACTCGAGCAAGTGGATCAAGGTGACGCTGGACATCAGCGACGCTTCGGCCAACGCCGAGCGCAACATCTATTTCACCAGCTCGACTAACGAGTTCGACGGGCTCAAGAAGCTCGTCGCGGCCTCGCAAACCCTGAGCTCCGCGGGCACGAGCGGCGACGCGGTGACGTTCAACCTGCTCGATCGGCTGCTCGCCAAGGTCAAGATTCGCGACAATCGCGTGTTCGTCATGAACGCGGGCTTGGTGCAGAAGTACGAGAGCCTCATGCGCGCCGGCGGGTGGAACATCCCGACGCTCACGCTGCCCAACAGCGCAGTCCAGGTGCCGGCCTACAAGGGCATTCCCTTGCTGACCAACGACTGGATCCCCAGCGACGAGTCCAAGGGCGCGGTCACCACGCTCTCGAGCCTGTACTGCGTGTCGCTTTCGCCCGACGAGGGCTTTTACATGGGCGCGCTCGGCGGCGGCAGCTTCCAGGTCGAGGCTGACCCGCGCAACGCCACCGTGCTCGGGTTCCGGCTGCGGGACCTCGGCCAGATCCAAGCCGGTGCCGGCAGTTCGTTCGGCCGACGCCTGAGTTGGTACGGCGCACCCGCGCTCGGCAGCGATCTCGCGGCCGCGCGAGCGAGCGAACTGATCACCGCCTGATGCCAACCGACATCAGCCAGATCCCCCGCGATGAAAACGGGGCCGTGAAGGGCGTGTTTCGTTTGCGCCACCGCGACCCCGGTTTCAACGACGGCATAGCGGGCGTGAGCTTCGAGCACGGGGTCAGCCACGCGCTGCCGGGCGACACGCTCACGCGCATGGTCGCGGGGATGGGCGAAGATCTCGACCTTGAGGAGATCGCGCCCGACGAGCCGACAGCGACAGCGCCGGTCGAGGAGCCCTCCGTGCCAGCGCCGCCGCCTGTTGCGCCCCCTGTGCTGCCACCAGCGCCCGACCAAACAGAACCCGACCCGCTCGTTGCGGCCGACAGCAGGCAGCTCGACCGCGAGGCGCTGCTGTCCATCGCGGCCGCGCGCGGCATCGCCACCGATCCGCGCTGGACCCTCAGACACCTGCGCCAAGTCATCGACGCAACCAACGGGAGGTAAGCCATGTTGATCCGAAGCGACTTCGAGCCCGGCCCGTGGGGCAAGTTCAAATGCAAGCAATCCCACCGGGACGACCTCGACGCGCGCGAGGCCTTCGAAGCCGTCCTGCGCGGCGACGAAGTGACCCCCGCGGACGCTGCGACCACGGAAGTGATCGCCAGCGCGCTCGACGCCAAGGGCAACGGCACCCGCGCAGCGATGCTCCGCAGGGTCGCCGGGCAGGTCGCGCTACCAGAGGCTCCGTCCGAAGCTGCGCCGGTAGTGCCCGGTGCGCCGAGTGCGGCGCCACCCCCGCCCGATCCACCCCCGCCGCCTGTGGATCCATCGCAAGCCGCAGCGCTCGCCGCGGCCGAGGCGGGCCGGGCCATCGACCAAGCAGGCGAGGACATTCCTCGCCTGGCGGACCTCGCGTACCGCGCGGGCCTCACCCCCAGCCCGCGCTGGAAAGCCGACCGCCTGCGCCTGGAGCTGCAGGCGGTCGTCGCAAAAAACCTCGCCGAAGGCCGCGCGGCGTTTCCAGGGTAGCCCCATGGTCAGCATCGAGCTCGACGTCGACGCGCTGGTTGCTGCGCTGCAGCAGGCCGGCGAGAACCTCTCCGGCAACTTGAGCATGGCGCTCGAGCTCGGCGCGGATTTGGTGGCCGCGCACGCGAAGACTTCGCACGGCTACACCGACCGCACGGGCCTGCTGACCAACTCGATCGACAAGGGCGATCTTGAGGGCAGCTTCAAGAGCCAAGACCTCACCATCACCGTGTCGGCTGGCGCTCCGTATGCGGTGTTCGTCGAAGAGGGCACGCGGCCGCACAAGATCCGGCCGCGGTTCCGCAAGTCGCTGCGTTGGCCGGTCGAGGGCGGCTTCGCGTTCGCCAAGGAGGTCGACCACCCCGGCACGCGGGCGGTGCACTTCCTTCGTGGCGCCATGGAAGCCAAGCTGCCCGACGTCGAGCAGCTGCTCAAAGACGCGACCGCGCTGTCGTTCTCGCAAGCCGGCTTCGAGACCGCGGCATGACGCTCAACGTCGAAACAGTCGCGACCGACGCGAACCTGCAGGACGAACTCGGCGGCGCCGCGGCGCTCGCGAACCTCGTCGCTGACCCCGACGCCGATCCGTCGATCACATTGCAGGCGCGCACGCTGACGCTGGCGGAGGTGCTCAGCCACCTCGCCAATCGCACGCCGCCGGTGCGCCCCGAGTACCTGTCGAACGCCAGTGAGCTGGGCTCAGTCGTGGTGTACGGGGCGCTCGCGCGGCTCTTTCGCAACAACATCACGACCGGTGGCATGGACGACGTCAACGCGGCCAAGCACCGGATCTATCAGAAGCTTTACGAGAGCTCGCTGATTGCGCTGCGACCGTCGCAGAACCAGTCCGTCAGGTCCGGCAGTAGCTCGATCGGCTTCTCTCGCCGCTGAGCGCGCCCATGTCCATCGAAGACCAGACCGACGCGCCGCTCGCGGCGGTGGCGGCGCTCGTGCGCGGGGCCATCACCGCAGATCTAAGCGCCGACATGGTGCTGGCGATCTACGACGAGCCGCGGCCGTTGCAGATCCTCGCAAGCGGCAAGCTGCCGGCGCTGTGCATCTACCGCAAGCGTGAGCGGCGGCGGCGCCGCAACTCGGTCGCGCTCGTCAGCGACGTGACGATCTACTTCGATTACCTGCTTCCAGCGACGTCGCTCGAGAAGCGCTCAGCACGCTGGCCCGCGCTGAGCGTGGTGTGGAACCTGATCGCGGACGTCGTCATCGACGGCAAGCACAGCGCGGTGAGCTCGGGCGCAGCAGTGCTCGACGCCGCGGGGCTCAACGTCGAGCAAGAGAACAGCGCTCAAGTTGAGAACGACACCGCGGACGGCGGCGCTCAAGCGTATCCGTTTTTTCGCGGGCAGATCATCGCGGCGTTCACGCCGAGCGAGGTCGACGTCGCGACGCTCGACGACTTTTTGCGATTCCACATGGCGTTCGACCGGCCGGGCATGCCGAGCGGTGGCGACGACGGCGTGGAGCCGATCATCGAACTCGATCTGACTCTTCCAGCCTACGGGAGCTGAGCATCATGGCAGAGAGAAAGTATGTCGTGCCCGGCAAGGGCGCGGACGGCCAACCGTTCGTGACCCTCAATCCGGCCACCGGGCGGCTGTTGAGCGCTGATGGTGAGTGGGTCGACCTCGATCGCACCACGCGCCGGCGCCTGCGCGATGCCGACTGGGTGCTGGCGCCCGCGCCCGCAGCCGAACCCGTGACCGAACAGGAGCCGGCATGACCAGCGTTGCGTTCAACACGATTGTTCCGGGCATTCGCACCGTCACCAATCACGCGGAGTTCGATACTTCGCGCGCTGTGGTGGGTGCGCTCGTCAAGCCCGGCAAGATCTTAATGATGGGCATCCGGCTTACCGCCGGCACCGTCGCCGAGCTCGTGCCCAAGAAGGTCCTCAGCGGCGCTCAAGCCGAGGGCTACTTCGGCGTCGGCTCCCAGCTCGCGGAGATGTGCCGCATCGCCAAGAAGAACAACTCGCAAACCGAAATGTGGGCGTGCGGCATCAACGCTCTATCGGGCGGCACCGCGGGCACCAAGACCATCACGATCACCGGGCCGGCCACGGCCACCGGCACGATTCACCTGTATATCGCCGGCGGGCAGTTCTACATCCCCGTCGCTGTCACAAGCGGCGACGCGCAGAACGCCATCGCCAGTGCCATCAACACGGCCATCCAAGCGCACGCGCAGTACGCGCGCATGCCGTTCACCACCGGCGCCGCGACCAACGTGGTTACGGCGACCATGCGCTGGAAGGGCGTCGATGTCGCGGACATCCGCGCCAACTACAACGCGTCCGACGACAACGTCGCGGGCGTCACGGTGACCATCGCAGCCGGCGCCACGGGCGCGGGCAACCCGGACGTGACGTCCATCCTCGGCGCCATCGGCGACGTCGCTTGGTACGACACGGTCGCCAACCCGTGGACGGACGCCACGAACCTCGCAGCGATCGAGCAGGAGCTACTCGATCGTTGGGGCGGTATGCGCCAGATCGACGGCGTTGCGTTCGCGGCCGTGGCCGGTTCGCATGCGACCGCGACCACGCTCGGCACGGCTCGTAACTCCGCGTTCCTCACCATCCAGGGCGCCAACACCTCTCCATCGCCGCCATGGCTGTGGGCTGCGGCAACGGCCGCTGTCGACGCCGGTGAGCCCGACCCGGCGCGGCCGCGGCAGACGCTGCCACTACTGGGCATCTACCCCGCGCAAGGGACCGATCAGTGGGGCGACGCCGATCGCAACTTGCTGCTCCACAGCGGTATCGCCACCCACCGCGCCGACGCGAGCGGCAACGTCACGCTCGAGCGCACGATCACGACGTACCAGAAGAACGCGCAGAGTGTGCCCGACACGGCGCTACTCGACATCGAGACTGTGCGCACCGCGTCGGCGATTCGGTACGACGGAAACTCATCGGTCAGCCTCGCGTTCCCGCGGCACAAGCTTGCAAAGAACAGCGCTCGGTTGCCTGCGGGCCAGCCGATCATGACGCCCAACACCATGAAGGCGTTCCTCGGCAGCCGCTACGACATCTGGACCGATCTCGGCTGGGTCGAGGGCGGCAGCAAGAAGCAGTTCATGGACGAGCTCGTTTGCGACATCGACCCGGCCGATCCGAACCGGCTGGTTTGCCAAGCAGGCCCGGACTTCATGAACCAGTTCCGCGGCATCTCGATCCAGTGGCAGTTCATCGTCTGAGCAGGTGGGAGCGAGTCTGATCCATGTCCAAAGTATTCGGCGTCGCCGTCGTCAAATTCAACGGAATCGACTACCGCACCAAGCCGGGCTGGGAGTTCGAGACCGGGGGTGTCAATCGCACTTCGCAGTACGCCAGCGGCAAGCGCTCGGGCACCTCTGATGAGCCGATGGGCAGCAAGGCCAGTGGCGCAATCGAGATCATGAGCGACACAGATCTCGAAACGCTGCGCAACTTCGACGGCGGTATCGTCGAGTACGTTACCAACGTCGGGATGACTTATTCTGCGCCCAACAGCTCGGTCATGAACGGGCTCAAGCTGCAGGACAACGGCCGCGGCGCGAGCCTCGAAATCGAGGGCGACGAAGCCACCTTGGTCAAGGGTTAGAGCGAGCGTGCCGAACTTCAGCGACGAGCGCATCACCGCCATGCTGCTGGGCCGGCGCGCGGTGCGCGTCATGCCGATGCCCGGTATGGACGAGGGCTCGGACGTCGTGATCGGCGTGCGCATTCTGACCGACGAAGAGATCGACGCGGCGCGCTGCGAGTCGGTGCAGTACGTCAATGCGCAGGCCAAGCGCTACCGGCTCGACAGCCGCGACATGCTGTCGGTCGACGGCGAACTGCTCGACCGCGAGATCGAGCGGCAGATGGTGTTCCGGGCCTTCGTCGATCCCGACAAAACCGAGGGCGACTACAAGCCGTTCTTTGTCTCACCCCAGGCCGTGCGCCAGGTCGACAGCGTGCTGCAGCGGACGCTGTTTCACATCTACCTCGACCACCAAAACTACGTCAGCCCGCTGCGCGCACTCGACGACGAGCAGGCGCGGGAGCTCGCAGAGACCTTGGGAAAAGGGCCGAACGCGACGGTGGCATTGGGGCTCTGCGATGCCGCTTCGCTGCGGAGCTTGGTGCATACTTTGGCTGTCCAGCTCGGCAGTGCACTGCAGAGCAAGTCCTCTACTTCGCCCGAAGCCGCGGTCAGCTAGCCCAGCAGGAGTGATTCGCACGTGGCCAACAACGGGCGCGCTATCATCCGCATCAGCGCGCTGCCCGACAGCGCGCTGCGCCGGGCCCTGTCAGGGGTCGTCGACTCAGCCCGCAAGACAAGCCGCGCCGTTGCAACTGAGCAGGCCAAGGCTGCCAAGCAGGGCGAGCGTGCGGTCGCCGAGGCGGCAAAGAGCACGGGCCGCGCTGCTGCGAACGCCGCAGACGAAGCGATCAAGCAAGCCAAGCGCGCCGAGCGTGAGAAGATCCGAGCGGCCGAGCGGGCCGCCGTGGCCGAGCAGCGCGAGGTGCAGAAGACTGCGCGCACCCAAATGCGCGAGGCCGAGCGGGCCAGTAAGGCGCAGGCCAAGGCCGCTGCGCAGTCGTCGCAGCGCCGGCGGGACATCGGTGCGGCAGTGGCGGGCGGCGTGTATGGCGCGGTCCGCGGCGGCGTGGACTTGGTGCAGCGCGGCTTCGGGCTCGCGGGCATGGGCTCGCTCGAGGAGCGGTTGCAAACCGCGGGACAGTTCCGCGCGACGCTGATCCGTTCGGCCGGCGAAGCCGGCGCTTCGCCAGAAGAGCGCAAGGCGGTCGAAGAGCAGCTGCTCAAGGCCAGCGAATCAACCAACATCTCGATCCTAGACCTGGTTCAAGGGCTCGCCACTGCGCAGACCAGGTTCGACAAGTTCAAGGAGTTCTCGGCCAACATCGAGGACATCGCCAAAGCTGCCGCGGCCACAGGTGAGCCGATCGAGGCTCTCATCGGCGCCATGGGTACTGCCGCCGACGTGTTCCACCTCGACGCGGCGGGTCAAAAGGAGTTCCTCGACGCGCTGATTTCAACGTCGCAGCGCGGCACCATCGGCGTTGGCGACATCAGCACGACGCTCGCGCCGAACATGGGTTCGTTCGCAATCGCTGGCCAGCGCACCGGAATCGCAGGCGCTCGGGAGTTCTTGGCGACGGCGCAGGTCGCTGGCACCTCGCAGGCCGGCGCTGCGGAAACGGGCACCAAGCTCAACCAGATGATCCGCGAGCTCAACGACGTCAAGGTGCAGGCGCAGTTCAAGCAGATCGGGATCGACATTACCAAGACCGGCAAGCCCGGTGACCAGTTGCGGAACATCGGCGACATCGCCTCGGACTTTGCGACCAACGAACAGTTTCAGCGGCCGGCGGTACGTCAGGCGCTCTTCACCCGCGCCGAAGGTCGCGAGGGTGCTGAGTTCCTGATGACGAAGCTGCAGAGCGACCCTGCGTTCTTCAAGAACCTGGAGTCGTCGCGCACCGGCGCTGGTTTCGAGTCGGTCGACAAGACACTCGGCCAGCTCAAGAACGACCCGCTGTACCACCTGCAGACCGTCGGCATTCGCGCACAGACCGACACGGTGCGCCACGCCGACGAGATCGTCGCGAAGATCACCCCGGCGATCACCGAGCTCGCCAAGCTGCAGGTGCGGTTCCCGTTGCTGACCGAGAGCATGAGCTCGCTCGAGAGCGCGGTGCGCTGGGCATTCGGGTTCGTGCTCGCCAACAAAATGCTCGGCGCCGCCGGCGGTGGCATGAGCGGCAGCGCTGAGATGGGCGAGATATTCGGCAAGGCGGCCTCGAGCTCGCTCGGCAAGAACTCAAGCTGGCTGTCCAAGTCCGCGGGGAGAGCGGGCGCAGTGCTCGGAGGCGCATTCCAGGTCGCCGCTGCAGGATTCGCGGCGTACGAGCTCACCAGCGGCGCGCTCAAAGCAACCGGCCTCGACAAGTCGATCGAGAACCTCGGTAGCAAGCTCTACGACCTGTTTCACCCGAAGGAAGATCAGTCCCGAGCGGCGTTTCGCGGTGCACCTCCGAAGTCGACCACCGCCAAAAAAGAAGCCAAGGCCGCGCAGGACCAGCAAGAGGACGCTCTTGGGAACTTCCTCAGCGGTGGTAAACCTCCGATCACGCTCCCAGCGGGCAGCACGGCCGCGCCCGAAGCCAAGATCACCCTCAAGGTCGAAGGCCCCGCCAGCGTGACGCGCGTCGAGACAACGGGCTTTGGCCCAGTCGAACACATCGGCGACAACGGCGTCCGCACGCTTCTGCCATGAGCACCAAGTACCTACAGGCGAAGTTCCGTGACGCGCCGTTCCTGGTGGAGTCCAACTCCGACGAGGGCGGCCCGCGCTCGATCATTCACGAGTTTCCCGGGCGCGCGTTCGCGTACGCCGAACCAAGCGGTCGATACCCGCGCAGGTTCAGCCTCGAAGCGCACCTCATTGGCGGCGACTTCGAGCAGCAGCTGCTCAAGCTCGAGGCCGCGCTCAACCAGAGCGGCCCCGGCAAGCTGATCCACCCGCACCGCGGCGACAAGCTCGTCGTCGTGGACGGCCCGTTCCGAGTCCAGCGCAACACGCGCGAGCTCGGCATGGTGCGGGTCTCGGTGACCTTCTGCGAAGCCGGCGCAGTCGCGCAGCCCACCGTCAAGCCCGACACCTCGGCTGACGTCCACGCCAAGGTCACCGTCGCATACACGATCATCAAAGAGCGCAAGCCGAACGTCACCGGGCCCGACTTTCTCACCAGCGCCGCCGAGACCATTCTCGCGGGGCCCAAGGGCGCGGTCGCTGCGCTGTCGAAGGTCAACAACCGCATCCACAGCGCGTTTGGCTTGGTGGATGACGTCGCGCACACGATCACGGCGTTCAGCAACCAGGTTACGGCCCTGGTGCAGTCGCCAGAGGAACTCGGGCTGCACGTGCTCAACGTGTTCAACGCCGTCATGAGCGCGGCGGCCGCGGCCGGACTCGACCTGAACCGCGGCGACAAGCAGCGCAACCGGGCGCGCGTCGCGGCGGCCCTGGGTTACATGACCGCGCTCAGCACCTTCGGCGATACCCTGGCCGAGGTGCCAGCTACGACCAGCACGCGGCAGCAACAGGCTGACAACCAGGCGATCCTCGTAGACCTGATCGAGGCGGCGGCATTGCTCGCCGGGGTCGACGTGCTGACGGATCTACCGCTTGACAATACCGACCAGGCCGGCGACGCGTTTGGTACCGTGCGCGATTTGTTCGATCGCATTCTCGACCGCGGCACCGTTGACGACGCATCGAGCCAGGCGCTGCGCGACGTGAGCGCCGCGTTTCACCGGCACTTGCGCGACACGGTGGCCGACCTGCCGGGCCTTGGGCGATACACCCCGTCCGTGACCGTGCCGGCCGTCGTACTCGCCTACAGACTGTACGGTGACAGCAGCCGCGACGAAGAGCTCGTTGAACGCAACCCCAGCATCGAGCACCCGGGCTTCATCGCCGGCGGCGTCGAGCTGTCCGTTGCCGAGGTGTGACGCGCAATGGCAAATGCCGAGCCCGAAGTCACCCTCGCCGTCAACGGCAAGCTGTACGAGGGCTGGAAGCAGGTCTCGGTGCGGTCGAGCCTCGAAGAGCTCGCGCACAGCTTCACCGTCGAGTACACGCAGCGCGCGGCCGTCGGCGCCCCGATCGTCGAGATCGAAGCGGGCGACGCGGTGCAGATCAAGATCGGCGCCACCCTGGTGCTCACCGGCTACGTCGACGAAAGCTCCGAGGACTACGACAGCGGCAACCACAGCGTCAGCGTGATCGGTCGCAGCAAGACGGGCGACCTCGTCGACTGCGCGGCCATCCTCGAGCAGCCCGGGACGCCGGTACCGGGACAGCCTCCGCAGGGCGGCAAGATCACGGGCAAGAACCTCTATGACATCGCCAAGCTGCTGTGTGCCCCCTTCGGCATCGGTGTCTCGATCGACGCGGCGCTGAGCGACATGTTCCTGAGCGCCGGCAACGAAGCCGCGGTTCAGATTCAGGACGGCGACAGCGTCTTCGAGACCCTGTCGGAGCTCGCGCGTAAAGACGCGGTGCTCCTGCTCACCGACGCTGCCGGCGATTTGCTGCTTGCGCGGGCGTCGACCGTGCCGCTGTCGGTTGCGCTGCGCAGCGGCGTCAACATCAAGCGCGGGAGCCTGCGCTCCAGCGTTCGGGACCGGTACAGCAAGTACGTGATCAAGGGCCAGGCGCCCGGCAGCGACGCGCTCGCGGCCCTGTCCGCGACGGGCATGAAGTTCGAGGTCGCCGACGACGAGGTCAAGCGATACCGGCCGTTTGTCGCAGTCGACCATGAAGCCACGCTCGAGCGACTGGAGCAGCGCGCGACTTGGGAGCGCAACACCCGAGCCGGCCGCAGCGCGGCGCTCACCTACGACGTGCAGGGCTGGACCCACGCGCAAGGGTTGTGGCACCCCAACACGCTGGTGACTGTCGGCGACGAGCGGCTGGGCATCGACACCACCATGCTGATTACAAGCGTTGACCTGCAGCGCAGTCTCGAGCAGGGCCGTACCGCGCGGCTCGAGCTCGCGCCGCGCGAGATGTACGACGTGCTCAAGCCTCCCAAGGTGCTGCGCCGCAAGAAGGGCGATCTGTCGAAGTTGCTGGCCGGGGTCCCGTGAGCAACGCCGCCGACGGGGTGGTGCGGCTACTGCAGCGCGCGCTACGACCGCTGAACACGCGCATCGGCATGGTGGTTGGCCGCCTGGTGGTCGACGCCGTGAACGACGCCGCGAAGCGTCAGGGCCTGCGCGTACTGGTGCTGGCCGACGAGGTCCTCGACAGCGTGGAGCATTTCCAGCCCGGCGGACTCACCCACGTCGCGCTCAAGGGTGCCGAGGGCGTGCTCTTGTGCGTAGGCGGCAGGCGCGGGCACCCGGTGGCCCTTGGCGTGGCCAACCGCGAAGCCCGCCCCACGGGCCTGCAACCGGGCGAGACGGGGCTGTATTCGGCTTCGGCCGAGACGACGGGGCTCAAAATCCTGCTCGACAAGGACGGCAACGTGGTGCTCACGCCTACAGTCAAAGTCACAATCAATCTCAAACTGGACGTGACCGGCACCGTCACCACGCACGCCAGCGGTTCGCCCGTGGAGCTGTCGGCGCACACGCACAACACGGCCATGGGCCCGAGCGGCCCGCCCAACCCGGTTCCGCCATGACGCTCGACGCGTCCACACTCGCGACCGCCCTGCAGGCGATCGGCCCGCAAGCAACCACTGCCGACGCAGCCCAGGCCTGGGCGCTGGCCGTCAGGACCTATGCGAACGGGCTATCCGTGCCGGGGACGTCCACCGCGGTCACCGCCGCAGCGGCAGTCCTGCAGAGCAGCCTCGCGACTGCGTTCGGTAGTGCCTCGGCAGCGCCGGGCATGGAGACGGCATTCACGACGTTTGGCGCAGCTGCGGGCGTCGGCATGGCGCCGGCGTACACGGCTACGCCCCCGGGCGGCGAAGTTGGGTTTGCGACGCTGTTTGCGACCGTGCGAGCCAGCGCGAGTGTCGCGGCCGAGGCGGTCGCAGGGGCTATCAACACGTGGATGAAGACCGGCACCGCGGTGCCGTCGGGCGGCGGCCCGGCGGTGCACTGGGGCTGATTAGTAGCCGCGGATTTCCCAGCGGGTTTGCACGACGCCGGAGGTGTTTGCGGAGCCGATGCAAGCGATGCGCGTGACGTGTTGGTTGGTACCGAGCACAGGCTTCGCGACGTCCGAGAACGAGATTTTCGTCAGGTCGGCACCTGGTGCGGGTACGTATTTGAAGGATGTTTGAGCGCGGGCCACCTGAGCGTCGCGCAGTGCCGACTCCGCGCGCGTCAAGTAGTCCGGGCGGAGCTCGTTGAGCACGGACTCGTTCGTCGTCAACAGCCGCGTAAACGTTTCATTGTGAGAGTTGGTGCCCGTTACGGTCGCCAGGACTAGCTGCGCATAGGGCAGGACGAACGGAAGAGCTGTCGTGTTGATGTCGACTGGCGCGTCCTGGTGTTGCCATAGCACCTGATCGCACGCGTCCACGAAGCCGTTCTGATCGGCATCGACGGTGTCGTCACCGGCGGGGCATACGTCCACGTCGTTGCACACGCCGTCGTTATCCTCGTCGGGGCACGATGGGATCTCTGGTTCGGGTTCCGCTGCTGGCACCGGTTCGGCTTGGGCGCTCGGTTCGATGTTCGTATTGGGTTCTGCCTTGAACTCCACGACCCGCACGGGCGCTGTGTCCGTGGCGGGCTGCTCAGGGGCGTTGATCACGGCGACGGGCTGATCGGGGGCGTCGACGACATCAACATCGGCGTTGGCCGTCGCGTCCACGTTCGCGTTCACGTCGACCTTCGCATTGGCGTCGACATTGACCATGGGGTCGTTCACTTCGACGTTGATGTCGTCGACGTGCAAACCCGTGCAACCAACCAAAGCCACGACAACTAACCAACCGCTGCGCATTGCTGACAGACCCTGTGTCCACCGCTGGTGAAGCTTGAGCGGCGACCTAAGTAAATTTTCGCGTGTCACTGACACGGATGCAATGGCCGGTCCCCTAAAAGCCTTCTTCGGTGCGCGGCTGTCATGCGCCGGCACACTCGCGCACGCGAACTGACACGGTTTTTTGGCGACGCCCATGCTGCGCATTGCTTACACACCGGACGGTTTCGACTTCGTCAAAGGCGTCGGGCGCCTCGAAGTCGACGACGGGCTTGAGACAGCCGTGCTGGTGTCGCTGTTCACCGACGCCCCCGCGACCGACGACGAGCTCGCTGCGGCGGGCCTGAGCCGCGATCAAAACCGCGGGTGGTGGGGCAACGACTCTGTCGAAGTCGATGGCGACGTGTGGGGCAGCAAGCTGTGGCTGCTCGCGCGCGCCAAGCGCACCGACGAGACGCTTGCGCGGGCGACCGGCTACTGCACCGACGCGGTGGCGTGGATGATCGCCGACGGGCTCGCCGCGAAGATTCCATTCACGGCCGCTTGGTACGGGCGCACAGGGTTCTTGGTCGTGAGCGCGCAAGCCTGGAAGCCCGGCGACTTGCAACCACGCTGGCGCCGGCTGTGGAACGCGCAGACGGGCGAGCTGCTCGAGAGCACATAGATGCCGACCAACTTCACGCGCCCCACACGCCGCCAGATTCTCGCCCGCGTGCAAGCCGACATCGAAGGCGAGGTCGACGGCGTTTCGGCGCAGGTGCGGCGCCGGCCCGAGTTCGGGCTCGCGGTCGGGTTGACGGGCGCGGCCGACAGCTTGCACGCGCACCTTGCGTGGGTCGCCGAGCAGATCATCGTCGACCAGGCCGCCGAGCGGTTCCTGCTTCGCTGGGCGGATCTCTTCGGGTTGGCGCGCAACCCAGCCACGGCTGCGGGCGGCACAATCACGGTCACCGGCAGCGGCGGGACACTACCAGCTACCACCGAGTGGATTCGCGTCAGCGACGGGATGTCGTTCGCCACCGACGCCGACCACACGATCACAACCACTGCGCCGGTCGCGATCACAGCCGCCGACGGCTTCGAGGGCATCGCCGGGAACCTCTCGACAGGCACGAAGCTCCAGCTCGTCTCGCCGATCGCAGGCGTGGACAGCGAAGCCACGGTGCTCGCAACCTTCACCGGCGGCACCGACCAGGAGACGCTCCCCGCGCTGCTCGTGCGCCTGCTCGACCGCATTCAGCGACCGCCGCTCGGGGGCGCGCCGGGCGACCACGCCGTTTGGGCCGAAGAAGTCTCGTTTGTTGACACGGCCTGGGAGTACGCCGGCCGCGACGGCAACGGCAACCCAGGCGTCGGCAAAGTCGCCGTGACGTTCGTGCTCGCGCCGGATACCAACGGCGACATCGTGGTGCCCGATGTGGATCAGGTCGCCGAGGTGCAGGCGTACCTCGACGCGCGTTCCCCTGCCGAGGTGATCGTATTTGCCCCGGATCGGTATGTTCTCAACTGGCACGTTATTCCAGCCCCCGACACCCCGGCGATTCGCTTGGCGATCACGGCTGAAGTGAAAGCCATGCTCGCGCGCGATGTCGAGCCGGGCGGCACGATTCGTAAGTCTCGCTTCGAGGAAGCAGTAAGTGCAGCCACGGGTGAAGTCAGTCACAGCACTGACACTCCAGCCGCCGACCTAGCGCTCGACTTTGGAGTCGTCGCAGTCGCAGGCACGCCCAACTACACCTGACCCATGGCGCGCGACTACGTCAGCGAGTATCAGGCGCTGCTGCCGAGTGGTGCGGCTTGGCCCCGTGCCGCCGACAGCGTCGCGACTGAGCTCGCGCGCGGCCTGACAGCTGAGTTCGCGCGCGTCGACGACCGAGCGGCCCAGCTGCTGCTCGAGATGGATCCTCGGACCACCACCGAGCTGATCGCGGACTGGGAGCGGATCGCGGGCCTGCCCGACCCGTGTGCTGACACGGCGCCGAGCACGATCGAAGGCCGGCGCGCGGCTGTCACGGCGCGAATCATCGCGCGCGGCGCTGGCGGCCCGAGCGTCACGTTTCTCACTGACGTCATTGTCGCGCTGGGCTACGACCGCGACCACATCATCATCCGGCGGTTTCATCACCAAGCGTTCACTTGCGAGTCGGCATGCGTCGACGAGCTCAACCCCGAGGACGCGGGCTGGCCGTACCTGTGGGAGATCATTGTGCGGCACGGCAGCATGGACCTGTCGCTCGTCTGCCAGATCACGCACCGCTACGGGCTCGCGCACCTGGCGCTGACAAACGAGGGTCCCACCGTCACGAACTTCGCGTTTCCGCTCTTCTTCTTCTTCGACGGGGGATCGAGCCGCGCCACCAGCGCGGTGTTCACCGATCCCGTGACCGGCGAGAAGACGAACCTCGGCGCTGCACTCGGCACGTTCTACTTCGGAGTCTGATCGTGGCCACGCAGAAGGATCGTAGTGACCTCGTGTCGTACGTCGCGTACGGCAGCAGCGACGGCTCGACGCGGATCACGTACCGGTATCGCGACGGCACGACCGCGACCTACGAAAACGGCTCGTCGACACCCACGTCGACGGGCACCGCGAGCGACGGACCGGTTTGGTGGCGGTAACCACGCATGCATAGAATCGACACAGCTACAGCCGACGCGGACGCAAACGGCACCGGCAAGGCCGGCTTTCGCCCGGGCGCGCCGCCAGGCGTCGCTTCGACTCGGTTGGACGAGGACTGGTTCAACGCCGTCCAAGAAGAGATCGCGCTCAGCGTCGAAGGCCTCGGCGGGACACTCGACAAGACGTCGCACAAGCAGCTGCTCGCGGCCATCCAGCGCCAGGCTGTGAAGGCTGCGCTCGCAAGCATCAAACTCGCCGACGATCTTGGCGCAGGCACAATCAATGCGATCGCGCGAAGCGCGGCCGGTCGGACGACTGTGGTTGGCAGCAGCTCGCTCATCGCGTTCAGCACCGGGCACGACGGCTTCACGGCCGAGACCGCGGCGGCCGCCAGCGACTTCGTCGACATCGTCTACGACGCTACGCATAGCCTGTTCATTGCTGTCGGCAGCAACGGGTCCGTGCAGACTTCGCCTGGCAGCGGTACATGGACGCAGCAGGTCACCGGCGTCTCGACGTTCAAGGCCATTGCGACAGACGGCGCAGGGCACAGCGTCGCGGTGGGCGCTGGCGAAAGACTTTGGAGCTCCGCCAACGGCACCAGCTGGGCGAGCCGCACGAGCCCGTTCGCTGGCACTCCCGATATCGTCAGCGTGGCCTTCGGCGCAGGCGTGTTCGTCATGGTCACCAACCAGGGCGACATCGCTTCGTCGGGCGACTTCGGTATCACGTGGACGGTGCGCCAAGCGCTCGCGGGCAGCACGTCCGGCGGTGGCGGGCCGCATGTCGCGTACCACGCGTCGCTCGGCTTCATCTACCACTACGTCGCGAACGTGTACCGCTCGGCCGACGGGATCGCGTGGACGCAGATCCACAACGCGGCGCAGTCCTCCACCGAGACTCCGGGCCTGCTGGTTACGCCGTATTGCTGGATGATCGGGCGCGCCAGCGGCGGCAACGGCACTGCGATTGACGGTCGCTTCAGCCCCACCGCCATCAACGCGGCCATCGATTTTCGCGCCGACTACATCGTCGCTGACGGGCTGACCGCGCTCAAGTTGGTCGATGGCCAGCTCATGGGCGTAGCCGGCAGCAAAATCTTCGTCGGCGGCGTGCTGTGAACCCATGGCCGCCCGCCAATACGCCCAATTCCTCGACGCGTCTGACCCGGATCAGTCCGATGACGACGACTGGCGCCTCGACACGGCGCCGCCCGAGATCCTGCGTGGATCGTTCCGGCTCTACTACATCGGCCGCGAAGACAGCAGCTACGGCAGCGCGCGCTACCTGCTGAGTGTGCAGACCATTCACGACCACATGGCGTTCGTGGTGGAGCCGGACGGCGGCGGGCACTCGCAGATCGCGGTGTACGTCGACGGCGACCCCTACGCGGTGCTTGGGCCGCTCACGTTCAGCGCGAGCCAAGAGCTGGCGCTGCTGTTCGAAGGCTCCACCGGCAAGATCACCTGCACCGGCGCCACCACGGGCGACGGGACTGTAGACGGCGCGACGTGGAACGTCGCGGGCTCGGAACTGCGCCTTGGCGGCAACGTGCTCGGTAGCAACCTCGCACGCGGCTACGTGTCGCTGCCCTACGCAGTGCCCGGCGCGGCGCTGCCCGATCCGGCGCCGGTCGACCCCGGTGAGCTCGATTTCAGCCAGCCCGGCAACAGCGGACTACTCGCGTTTCTCTGAGGACTCATGGCCGACAACTTTACAGTGCTCGACGGCGCCGGTCTCTCGCGGACGCTCAATACCGCGGAGTCCGGAGGCGTTCACACGCCGCGCCACGACATCCATGCCCTGCCCGGCACGGTCGAGAGCGACATCGG